TTTGGGTGGACTGAGAAGCCCTTTGAGATTGTCGAGTGGAACTTTGGTCTTACTGATGGGCTAGATCTTCAGATCAATATGACCCTCCGTGAGATCAGCGAGGGTGTCTTTACTGGCGCTCCCGGTATTACCTTTGAGCAGAACAATACGACACTCCCTGACCCATTCCGTCCTGTACCTGTTGGTCTTGCACTTAGCAGTGAAGTCAGGATTGTAAACGAACACTTGACCAATGTCATTTTTGCTAACGTGACATCTTCTGAGCCTTTCAACATTGAACGTGTAGAGGTTCAGTTTAAGAAGTCTGGCGAAAGTAACTGGAAGATTGCTGGTGTTGGCGACTTGGGTGTCTACGAGATCCTTGATACAGAAGATGCAACTTACGACGTTAGAGCGAGAAGCTATTCTGTCTTGGGGATCAAGAGTGACTTTATTACTTTTACAGGGTTTGTCGTTGCTGGTCTCGCATTTCCACCTGCGGATGTTACAGGATTTACGGCTGAGATTAACGGGGCTTCTATCCATCTTGAGTGGGAGCCTGTCCCTGACCTTGACCTTTCTTTCTATCGTATCCGTCACGCTGTAGAAGAGTCTGGTGCATCTTGGGCTAATGCCACTACTGCTGTAGATAAGGCACCTCGACCGGGCAACTCCTTTACTGTTCCTGCTAAACCGGGGACGTATATGATTAGGGCATTCGATAAGACAGGAAATGCCTCTGGTGAATATACCTCTGTCATTATTCCCTCTGCTGCCCTTGAGTCCTTTGCTAATACTCTTACTCAGACAGAAGACCCTACCTTTAGTGGGACTAAGACTGGATGTTCGGTTAGCAGCGGTAGCTTGATTATCACGGATGTGACAGGTACAGCACCCTTCCTAGCGACATATGTCTTCAGTAACTACATTGACACTGGGGCTGTCCGTAGGTTCAGGTCTCGTATTGATGTGGCAACTAGCAGACAAGATAACTCTGCTGGTCTCTGGGATGACCTTCCGGGTCTATTTGACAGCCTACCGGGTAACTTCGATGACTTTACTGGTGATGCACAGTTTGCTGATACTAACGTAATCACATACATCTCAACAACTGATGATGATCCCGCTGGCACACCAACTTGGACAGACTATCAAAAGTTCAGGGCTGGGGACTATTACGCAAGAGCAGCTAGGTTCAAGATTGAGCTTACTAGCACTTCTCAAAATGTAACGCCAAGCATCTCTCAACTTGATGCTATAGTGGAGTATAACTAATGGCTCAACATGACTATGTCATTGACAACCAAACAGCCCCAAACTTTAGGGCTGACTTAAACAATGCCCTTCTAGCTATTGTCTCGAATAACAGTGCGTCTTCTGCACCATCTACTACTTATGCCAATATGATTTGGTACGACAGTGGTGCTAATATCCTTAAGATGCGTAATGAAGCTGATGATGCGTGGATTAACCTTGGGACGCTAGATCAGGCTGCTAACACCTTTGCTGCCAATATCTTGTTGGCTTCTCAGGCTGAAGCTGAAGCTGGTAGTAATAACACTAAGGCTATGACGCCCCTCAGAACTGCCCAAGCAATTACAGCTTTGGTGCCAGATGGGATTGGTGATGGTCAGACTTGGCAGATTGTTAGTAGGTCTGATGGTGTTAATTACCAAAACACAACTGGTAAACCTATTATGGCTATGGTGCAGGGAAACTCTGCAAATGGAATTTCTGTAAGTTCCGACAATGTAACCTACATCTTAGCATCCGGTGGCAGCAACAACAACTTTATTTGCACCCATACAGTTATTGTCCCAAACAATCATTACTACAGATTTGCAAATAGCAGTGGAAGCAAAGCGGAGTTGCGCTAATGGAAAAAGGTTTCTTTCATCCCGACCGTGGATATTGGCAGACCCTAACTGACCCGTCTGCTGAGGTTCGTGCGACATATCCTGAAGGGACTGTTGAAGTATTGTTACAGCCCTCTCCCTCGCACAAGATGGTTGATGGCAAGTGGGTAGCACCTACACAAGCTGAGATTGATGCTTCTGTTGCTGCTCAAGTTCGTATGCAGCGGGACAGCTTGCTGGCTACTGAGGTCGATCCTATCGCCTCTAACGTCCTACGTTGGTCGTCCCTGAGTGAAGAAGAGAAGCAAGCATGGGCTGATTATCGTCAGGCTCTTCTTGACATTCCCCAGCAAGAAGTCTTCCCACATTCTGTCGTATGGCCTACTAAACCGTAATGAGAAAGACCTATAAAAGAGAACTAGCTGTAGCACTCCTAGTCTTCTGGGGGTATTGTGTCGTCACACTCCCTGCTGACACAACGACAGCTATTACTCCTTGGGTCTTCCTCTACGTCCTTGGTGCATTTGGTATGGATTCCTACGCCAAGCAAGTTCAAGATAAACGACAAGAAGTGGGCATGAGTGATGGGGAAGAGATCGGATGATGTTTCTAAAGCTAATCCCTCTAAAGGTCTACCTGACAGCAGCAGTCCTCTTGGTCGTTACTATCGGTGGTTACTTGATGACCCAACACATAAAGACTATTGGACAGCAAGAACTACAGATCGAACAGCTACAGAACAGTCTAGAGACAAGGAAGAAGATTGATGCTGCGATCAGGAATGCTCCTACTACTCGTGATGAGTCTGTCAGGGTGCTGGACGACTTTCTCAGTTCCCGTGATTAGTCCTGTCTGTGAGGGGCTAGAGAACCCTCTAGTGGACCACACAAAGGCTCTAGTAGGCACACAAAAGGAAACCCCAGAACTCGTATTGAGAACTGGGGCAACGCTCATCCAAGCGTATAGGGCTGCGTGTGTTACTTAAGGTATAACTAAAAGAAACTACTCTTGATTTCCACCTTGGGGGGTGTCCTTTAACTAGGGCATCCCCTTTTTCATTGTCCTGACACTGACTGATCTGCTAGGTGTGTCTCGATACAAGCTAGACCAGCAATATAGATATCACTCCGTGTAGCAGCATAAGATAGGGCTGTAGACAGGCTATCCATACAGGCTACCTCAGTAGGCTCTGTTGGCCCCATGATAGGTCTACACTCTGTAGGACTAGTGACAAAACAACTCAAGACGATAGGTGTAAATAACATTAGTCTTTCTCCATTCTTTCTATGATACGGTCAAGATACCAACGTGCTTTCTTCAGATCCTCTAGGCCATTCTTGTAAGGCCATCGCCACAGATACTTAAAAGCGTTCTGCCAACAGTAGGCCACATGAGCATCTACGTCAGCGCCCTCTACCATAGCCTCCATAGCATCAATGCACTCAATGCCAGCAGAGTTATAGTGTTTAGGGTGGTTTACATTATCAACGTCACTTCGTTCCTTAAAGTATGTCATAGCTTCTCCTTAACAAAGGTCTCAATCCACATCTTAGTCATGTCGCTCCTGACAATGTCGTCTGTCGTGAACTCAACAATAGGAACTGGTAGCATATGCTTCTTGATTAGATGCACAATCTTACTCAAGCCATCACCTTCCTTGAGATCCGACTGTTGCAGGTCTCCATTCAGGATCAGACTTGAGTTCTCGCCCACCCTAGTTACCAGCATCTTAAGCTCATGAAAAGAGATATTTTGAGCCTCGTCACAGATGATGAAAGCATTCTTGAAGGAACGACCCCTCATCAATGCCAAAGGTGCCACCTCTATATTGCCACTCTTGAGACCAGTTTCAACTACCCCCTTACCTAAATGTTCCTCTAGAACGTCTAGGACAGGCAATGCCCAAGGTGCTGACTTCTCCTCTAGTGTCCCCGGTAGAAAACCAATGTCCTTGCCTACGGCTACATGAGGGCGTGTGATGACGATCTTGTCAATGTCCTTCATGTGATACTGATTAGCTGCAAAGGTAGAGACACAGTAGGTCTTACCAGTACCAGCAGGACCAAAGACGACTACCTGACTGTAGTGCTTGAGTGCCTGTAGGTAGTCAGCTTGTCTTTCATTACGAGGGACTAGCTCTATAGCTACCTTCTTCTCGTCATGCTTAGTGGCTACACGACGGATTCGAGGCTTTGGTTTCTGCTGTACCATTCTATGTCCTATACGCCCAGAGGAAAACAATTACGCAACAGATAACGACAACAATGGTAAACTCTGCCATCTTAAAACTCGTTAGTTGTTCGAGGGATGTTGTTAGCTGTCATACGAGGTAGTGGTCGTTTAGGCCCATCGTAAGTGACAGGCCAAGTGCAACCCAAGAAGCGGGTCTTAGAGATACGGACAATGTTGACACTGTCCCCCTGATTTCCACCAAGGGTATAATAGTCTGTGTCGTCCTCACCTACGACAAACCCTACATGACCACCTTTGCCCCTAGAGAAGACAATGATAGCCCCGTAGCAGGGTTCTGTAGGCTCACCAAACTTAAGCCAGTTCCTAGCCCAGTAAGGGTTCTTGCCTACAGCCCCTGTGAAGGGTTCCTTGGGCAGACTGTTCTTGATTGCTGTCTCAGTGTAGTCACCACACCAAGGAAGTGCAGCAGGATCACCAAGGGTCTTACCATCACTACGGAGCCATCCTTTTAGTAAATAGTTGTCCCGTGTCTCATGTAAACCCCAGACCTTCTTCCCCTCTACAATCCAAGGGGGTTCAGGTGCTTTCTTCTTAAACAGACCGCCCAGCATCTTAACCTGCCGACCGTGTTACGAAGTTGACTCGGATCTTCTCAGGACGGAAATACTTCTGGATCATGTCCTGAGCAATACCGATATCTACAGGCTTGCATGAGAAGATATCGAAGTAGCCATCACCATTGGAATCTACCAAGTGGCCTGAGATATTGCTAGTCTCAATCATCTGACAGAAGCTGATACCTGCCTTGTCAGCAGCATGAGTAGCAAAGTGTTCGATCATAGGCTCACCAAAGGCTACCATGTCGATAGCTGGCACAAGCTCTTTGATGAAGTTGTAGACGTTCTCTTTATCTGTAACTTTGTCGATGTCGCACTTAGCACAGTCGAACATAGCGTGATAGCCCCAGTATGCCATTATAGGCTCCTTTTACTGAATTGAGTAAGAATGCGGAGAATAGACCCTGTAATCTCCGCAGATTATCTTATTAGGTAAGGCGGGGAGTGTGGCTCTACACTGGGAGGCCCGCAGGTGTCCCATTCCCCTAATCACCTCAGCCGCGATCAACTGGCCTAGCCTGTAAACATTCAGGCGAACCCCCTGTGGGAGCGGTGTACTCAAAGCCTTACGTCAGGTCCACAATCTCACAGACATCACCTGAGCAAGCAAACGTCTGGCTGGACTTAGTGCCATCCTCAGTCTCATACTCCGACAACTTAGCCCAGTCGATCTTAGTGGGCATCTGTGCAAGCAAGGCTTCGTACTCTTCTTTTGTCGCATCCTGATAAGGAGCCTGTTGATAGGTGTGATCCGAATGTGGCAAGAACGACACACCAGACATCTCGTCAAAGTATTTGTAGACGAATGCACCTACCTCCATCCACTCTTCATCCCGAACTGAGACAGTGACAGAGGGCTTATGCTCACACCAGTAGCGTTGGTATGTAAGCCATGTCTCTAGTTGTTCAATAGCTGTCATGTCGTTGCGGGTAACTGCACCCTCTGGCGACTTAACAGGGAAACTGAACACTGTCGTATTGTCAGGCTTCATGACACAGGCTTCAGCAGGGACACCCATGTCCTTCATAAACTGTGTTAGTGGATCTTTGTTATCTCCCCGAACAGTGCGGATATAGTAAGGGCTGTGCCGTGCATGGATACCAGAAGCAGAATCGACCAACTGAGACACAGTCCCGGAAGGCTTAACACAAGTGATCGCAGCAGACCGAGGAATGCCAAGGCGGTCAGCCCACTCAGCATTAGTAGCAACAGCGACATTGCGAAGATGCTCAAGGGTAGCCTCCAGTCCTTTGTTCTTGCTGGTCATCAGAGGATTGTCCATAATGCCAGTCAGAGACACACCCAACAGACGCTCTTCTTCAGTGTTGTCCTTCCACTTCTTCCGTAGGTAAGGGAAGTTAGTGTAGGTAGATTGGATCGTACCCAAGATGGTAGCCAGCTTTACTTTGTGACTAAGCGTTTCAATGCTGTCTGTCGCTCGGACGACAACCTCTGTAAGATTACAGAACTGGTAGGGTCGCAAGATGATCTCTGAGCAGGGGTTTGTTCCGAACTCCCAGTCTGGATTACGTCGTCCGTTTTTGGCTGCTTGCTTTTGGGAGGCTGCACGATTAAAGATCCCTCGTTCACCTGATTTACTTTCGACCAGTGCCAGCCACTCCCGCATGAAAGTCTCCATGTCAGGCTTCTCAGTGTAGCTGGTAGAGTTGTTAGCCAATGCTCGTTGACCTTGGTTCTCCCACCACTGACCACTCTTAGCGTGACGCATACGATCATCACTAAGGTTGGACAGAGAGATCATAGCTGACCGACGGACACCCCCGACAACGACAACCTCACCAATCTTACACATGATGTCGTGGCACTCAATAGAGGAGAGCTTACGACCAGCAGCACCTTTGAACTTACCGATAGTGAAGTTGAACAATTCCACCAAGGGGGCAGGACCAGATGCACGACCACCAAAGGTCTTGAGTTTAGCACCAGCAGGGCGGACCTTAGATACGTCCCACTTAGGCACTTCACCAGCCCACAGGAGAGCCAAGAGCTTACGATATGCCTTAGCCCAACCTTCCTTGCTGTCAGCCACTACAATGGTGTCCTCAGAGGCAAACAGACGCTCAGGCACTTCAGGTAGCTTGTTCACATACTGCCGCTCTACAGAGAAGCCTACGCCTGTGCCACACAGCAAGATGAACATAGCCTCATCGAATGCTTTAGGGTCGTCTACAGGCAGGTAGCTACAGTTGTAGGCACAAGTGTTGTCACGCTCTAAGGCAGGACCAGAGGTCATCATAGCCCGCATGGATGGCATTACGTCAAGGCTAAGGATGGCCTCTTCGATGTCGTTCACTATAATTTCGTCACGGGTTACATTAACGACAACATTGCTGATGTAGCGAGAGACTGTCTCACCCCAGTTCTCACGGCGGTTCTCTTCAGGTAGCCAGCGAGAGTAACGGCTGGTGTGGATGAAGGCTTGGTAGTCAGTAGGTAGATAGTTGTTCATCAGATCCTCTTATTGTTCTGCGATTATACAAGGTCGTTTAGGTTTACTTTCGGGTAGTCTGGGTTCTTTAAGATCTTACCATCAGCACGTCGCTGAATAGAGCCATCAGGCTGAATGCAACGGCCAACATTGTTGATATGGACACGACGAACTGCCTCATCCAAGTCCCAACCCTTAGCATTAGCAAAACCATAGACCACATAAACTAGGTCAGCCAATTCCTTGAGTTGCTCAGGGCCAGTGTCACGCTGATATTCAGAACGCCACTCGTCGGCTTCCTCAGCGATCAGTGCAGCATAGAGGTAGGCTTCAGGTTTCTGCTGTGTCCTCTTAGCAAATTCCTTAACCATACTCATAGGTGTCATGTTGAGGACACGAGTGCGGGTCTTATAGTCACTGCCCCAGTAGCCGTACAGGCTCTCAAAGGCTTCTATGTCGTCACCACTAATCATCTTATACCATCCTTCCGTGAAAGTGTGTCTCGAACCCACCAGTAGCATCGAAGAGATACCAGCAGCAATTATCTTTGCCTGTGCCTGCACTATCCTCAATCCACTTGACACGACCAACAGAGACGATACTCCGACAGTAGGTCATATACATAGAGGACTGCTTAGTGTGCATCCAGTCAGCATCAAATAGTAGCCATGTGGGGCAGATGTCAAGCCAGTGTTCAATAAATGGGTGAAGAAACTTCCTGTCCCAAGGTGGGTTAGTGATACAGAAGTCAACGACACCATAGCCACCTAAGTCTAGCTGTAGGGCATCACACAGCTTAACACGAGGGTCTTGAGGTTCTATGTCGCCCATGTAGAGGCATTCCCCAGCACCCCCTGTCAGCTTAGTAATATGATCGACCAGCCTACCGTCACCAGCACAAGGTTCTACATAATCAAAACTATACGGCAAGTGGTCGATCAGAGGCTCTACAGCTTCGATAGGGGTCGGGTAGTAGTCTCTAGGCACCCTATCAAAGTTGGACCTCTTACCCATACTGCTTCTTCAACCTCTCCATAGAAATGAACTCAGGCTCGTAGACGCCATTCTCTAGCTCACGCTTGACTACCACCCCATGCCACCACTCTCCGTTTGCTTGTCCCGCCCAGTTTTCTTCTGCCCCTTTGTAGCAGCCGACCACCATCCCAATGATCGGATTAGGATAAGCAGAGTCTTTAAAGTAAACAGAACGCTTATGGCTGTGACCACAAGTAGAGCTATGGTTGCGGTTCTGGAGAACGGCATAAGCATGGTGTAGACCAGAAGTAGCTGTGCCATAGTTACCAGAACTAAAGTAATGAGCGTATGATACCCCACAGTAATCAGCGATGGAGGGGGCGCTATTGCGGTATTCGTGGTATTCGTCGAACCAGACTTTTGTTTGAAGATGCCCGAAGGATACCCCGTATTTTTGTCCCTCCAGTCTTGGGTCGAGCAATGATTTCGTCGTGGAACTGTCCGATAGTCTTGACGCCATTGTTACGACAAATAGCCACCCAGCTATCGAAGCAGTAGACACCTGTGCCTTGGTTCAAGGTAGAGAAACGATCCTTGTCAGACCGAAGGCTATACCAGAACTTAGAGACAGGGTTCTGAACCCACATGCCATTGTGAAGCTCTCTTACGCGAAGTCCCTTAGCAATTTTATCGACAGACCAGTTGCGCTTCCAGAAGGCATCAAGGAGGGCTTTGGCTTCCCGCTCCGACTTACCCGTTTCCCTTGCGAGTTTAGCTGCCCCCACCCCGTAGGTTGCGCTGTAATTGACCACCTTATATGCTTTCCGCAGATGTTTGATATCTGGACGCGAACCATTGTTGTAGGCATCAATTTCCTCCTGTGTGATATCCCCTGCGAAGAGTGCAAGGTCAAGGTGTGGGTCGAACCCTTCACGAGACATCTCTTCCACATAGTCAGGGTCGAGAGGCTTCATGTAGTGTCGCTTAGTAGTATCCTCCAGAGAGGTCATATCTGAGCCACAGAGGGTGTATCCTTCGGGGCAGGTAAGCACACCCCTAATGACATCACCATAAGGCTTATCGACCCCCGGAAGGTTCACCAGAGGCTTCATGTGCTTGAACCTGAGTGTGTTGGTCAGACCAGCAATCTCAGCCTTAAGCCAACCATCACGATGGCTCTCAAGGAAACCCTTTAGGATGCTTGCCCTGTGAGATAGGACAGTAAGACCATCGAGGAGGCCAACAGCAGGATCAGCATCAACCAAATCCAGAACACTTTCACATAGCTCTCCATCTTTACGGACTTGCTCAAGCATACGCTCTTGCCCAGTCGTTTTGTCTCTTACGAACTTCCAAGTCTTAGGCTTCCACCCCAGACCAAACAGCCACTGCTTGACCTGATCTGTAGAGTTAGGATTGGCTCGTTCCTCACCTGACACGACAGTAAGAGACTGGACAGTATCGGGCATCTTCTGTTCTTTGCAGAGTGCTACCCAATTCTCTCCGTGGGCTGATAGAGACCCGTCCTTCTTGTGCATGACCTTGGGTCGTGTCTTAGTAGCAGTAAGAACACGCTTAGGCATAGCATCAGCCAGTTGCTCTTCCTTCTCACCCTTGAGGTGCATAATTTCGTCGTAGGCTAATTGAGCTTTTTCTACGTCTAATTTCCACCCTAGGGTCTCTTGCTCACGAGCGCAGTCCAGCTTGAACGACAGGTAGTCAATCAGTCGGTCTTTCTCTGCTGGGTCTTGGTAGAGCTTGTTGAGCTTCAGGTCCAGATCACGCCACAGTCGCCAGTTGATCTTAACGTCCTCTTGGCAGCGGTGAGCGTAGTCTTCATAGGTCAGGCTGTTCCAGTCCTTGATGACAGGCTTAGGCACTCCATAGTCCTCTCCGTAGCCCTCAAGACCATGCTTGATACGATGGTGGTTGAGATACCAAGAGAGAGCCAAGGTGTCGATCAGACGGGCCTTGATCTTAATGCCCAAGATCTTTTCTACTGCTGGGATGTCGAAGCGGATGATGTTGTGTCCGATTAGAACTTGTTCAGTTGCAAAGAACTCCCGCATCTCATCGTAGTCACCACAGCGCCAGATGTCTTTCCCATCGTAGGTATACGACAGAACATGGATCTTGGTCATGTCATCTAGTAGGCCATCAGTTTCAATGTCGAATACTGTCATACAACTTTTCCCATACGATAGTTTGCAAGACGCAAATAGTCCAGATACATTTGATCTACACCAGCGTCCTTAACGCTTTGGTATGTGTCACCATTCCAGCCAAGAGTCTTGTTACATGATCGACAGATAAAACCCCTAAACATGCCAGTATCATGGCAATGGTCTAAGTCAACTTTAACGTCAAATAAACCGCAACACTCACAGTAATCTGTCTTAAGGGGGGCAAAGCCGACCTTTAGTCTGTTTTTCAGGTTTTCTCTAGAACTATAGCAGATTTTACACACATTGAAGTATCCATCTTTCATGGTTGGATTCTTGTAGAACTCTGTAAAGCCCTTTTCCTCATTGCATTTAATGCAGCTTTTCATCAGATCACCTCTCGTAGCGTGAACGTATCAGAGTTAAAGCGCATCTTACCTGCTGGACCTTCCTCTGAACAAGGGCGGTTCTTTTCCACTCTCAGGTATGTCGTGTTACGCTCTTCGTAGTCAGTAGCTTCTTTATCACGATCCAGATTGATGATGACACTGGCACGTTGACCAATCATCTTACAATACTTAGGGTCGCCATTCTCGTTAGTGTGGGCAATAGTCACAATGCCTACGTTCAATTCAGCAGCCAGCTTAGACAAGCGGATAGACAGGTCAGCCAACATGCTCTCCTTGCTCTCCTCAGATGTGCCAGCCACTACGTCTTGGATAGGCTCGAAGAAGACAAACTTACAACCACAAGCCTGAGAGAAGAACCTGATCTGGTCGATAAGATCGTCAGCCCCTTGCCCATCACCCAAGTAGAACTGATACAGAAGCTCGTCCTTAGTCAGTTCCTTGATAGCGTTGATAACAGTATCCTCTGCATTCTTGCCATCAATCAGGTCACGACGGGTTAGGTTGTCACTGACATGATACGACACAAGACCAAGTAGACTGCGTAGTTTAGTTTCCTCTAGGTGCCATGTGGCAATAGGAACACCCTTCTGGATCATGTTGTATTCCAAGAAGCGCATGACCTCAGTCTTACCAATACCTGTAGGTGCCTTGATAACTGTAAAGTGACCCTGCATCAGACCCATGATCTTGTCGTCTAGGGCTTGTATCCCTGTTGGGACATACTGATGCTCAGGTGTATCACGATACAACGACAAGAACTGGTCAGTGGTATTGAGTACGTTCTCAGGGACATATTTTTGTGCGCCCCACCAAGCCGACATAAACTCCTTAGCCTTGCCACCCTGTAGGAAGTCGTTAGCATCCTTGTAGTCCCCATGATCTACACGATAGACCTTGTTAGGGAACATCTTAGCCATACGACTAGCTACAGCGTCACCAGCCTCATCCTTATCGACAGACAAGATAATCTGGTCAAAGCTATTTAGCCACTCAGAACACTTCTCCCATAGCTTCTTAGATGGTGTAGCTGAAGGTAACGACACAACAGGGTTGATGTAGCGATGGTCCATCATCTGATAGATCGACAGAGCATCCAACTCACCCTCAGTGACAGTAACCTTCTTGGCACTACCAGCAGGGAACAGGTTCATACCGAATAGTTCGTCACCCTTGAAGTTGTTCTTAGCGTAGAAGCCTTTGTCTTCTAGGGTGCGAACCTTAATCCCCCCGCTAGGGTAGACATATTCCTGACGATCCTGATAGGTCTTGACGTTGAACTTTTCCATCGTCAGGGGTCTGATGGATCTCATCTCAACCCAATTTCCACCGTCAGGGGACTCAGGTTTGATAGCCTTTGGTGTAAACGACATAACTACATCTGATCCCTTCTTGGTTGGGTATTTCTCTTCTGCCCAAGGGTAAAGCTCCCCCTTGTCTTGGGGGTACTTAGCCTGACAGACATGACAGTATCCGTTCTTGTCGTCCACCCAATACTTGAACGCATCACTTGAGCTACACGACACATATGGACATGGTTGATGGTTAAGCTCCATGCTTTCTCCTATACTTAAGTATTATCTTGAATAATTATTATACTCAAGATGAATACTTAGGTTCATTCTTAAGTAACAGGGGGACACTTACCTATAGGAACTTTTTTAGCCGTTCCACAAGTCACAAAATGTTACAGACCCGTAACCGTAGTTTGCGTAATGCCCTCACTTCTCTCAACGACACAGCCTGTTGTGTTAGTCCATACAGGTCAGCCACTTCATCTTGTGTCGCCTCCTCAAAGTACCGAAGGATGATAATTTGAGATTCATCATCAGTCAGTGCCTCAAGGATCATCCTAGTCAGTGTCTCCCCTGTGTCCTTGTTTATCAGGGTCTCTTCTGCCGTGGGTAGGTAGCTTTCCATGAAGTCTTCGTCATACTCACCCCACTCACTGTCGAGGGTAGCCCTGAGAAGCTCTAGGCCACGCTCTGAGTAGTCTTCCCTCTCACTTGTGTCGTTACCCCTAGCTACAGCCCTAGCTGCGTCTGAGGCTGGCACTGAGAGGCCATGACAGTCGAAGTTGACATAGTCATACATTCTCTTCCTTGCAGCCCTGTAGACGTTAGCTGGGTGAGTATCAGGAGTATCATGCAGTAGCTCAAGAGACTTGAGAACGCCCTCACTGACCAGATCTTCGTAGTGTTGGGGCCGACCCATCTTGCGGGCTAACCGTTCACACATTGTTACAACTGTTTCAGTGTTCACTCTCACCCCCAGTATAATAAGGATCTTTCTTCAGTTTCTCTAGTGCTTCCCTAGACATAATCTCCGCTTGAACCATCGCATGAGTAGCCAACAATTCAATCATGGTCTCTGCTTCTTCAAGACCATCCTCAAGCCCTTTGATCTTACGCCCCATGATAACATGAGAGGCAATCAGGAAGAGTGTCCCGAAAAGACAACCGACCACCAACAGATCATTCACGTTCATATTCTACCACCCATCCTGTGTTCCATTCATTAGCTACTTCTTGAGCTTCTTCTCTTGTCTCAAACAAGACTGGCTTGTCTGCATAGCTGAATGGGTTCTTCCCTGAGACATACATCCATTCACCATGATCTACTTCTATCATCACTGCATACTTAGGCATGACTATTCCTCAGAGACGCTCAGTGGCACCAAGGAAGGCCAACTTACAGGGAAGAGGTCTCCCAGCACCTTAGACACCTGCTCGGCCACTACACGGGTCTCATATTGAGTGTCAGAGGGTAGGCGTAAGTTACACATGCTGGCGAAGGCATCAAGGCTACCGCTCCACCACCACTCAGTCATTGTGCTTTGAGGCAAAGTCATCCGTGCCATTTCAGGTGCGACACCCTCATCAAGTAGCTGGTTGTAAAGACCGAGAGACGTAGTGTTATAGTATAACATGTTTGCATTACTCTCGACTACACCCTCACTACCCTGCTTCTTATCCTCACTACGACCACGCCATGTGTCAGGTGTGTAGAACTCTGGCTCATCATCTACATACCGACGACTGATTTCATTCCAGCGCAGGAACTTATGCTTGACCAGTTGACGTGCCACGAACACAGGTGCCTTCACGTGAAAGGATGCAAAGGCATGACCGAAGGGGCTGATGTGATTGTGTTTGGCTAGGTAACGGATCAGCTTCTGGTCTTTAGGGTCCAAGATAGCAATCAAGTCACCACAACGGGCCTTGTTCTCGTAGTCATAGTCAGCCCATGCTACAGCGTGAGATTCCTTACCGAAGGATACTCGTGCAGCATTAACGACAGTAAGATCTGAACCCATGTGGTCCATGAGTGTAGCTTTAATCATGTGTATCCCTTTCCTAACACAGCCTTAACTTTCCTGAATACAGGAACTAACACAGCACCATCGTCTGCATAGTATCCTGTATCCTCTACCCACGCATCTACTTCTTGTAGGACTGCTTCTAATTCATCTAGGCGGTCGGCGCACTTCATCTTGATTTCGCAGTCGCAGTGAAACCACTCAGTGCTATCCCGCAGTTTCTTTGCAAGATCACTCATCCTCATACTCCTGTGCCAGTTTAAGTAGACGGTTCTTTCCCTCGACAGCATCTGCACCCATGATGTCAGGACAAAAGCCCATGTAGGCAGCGACAATCATGCGGGCATACAAGTCACCAAGGAAGTCAGTCTCGTACTGATCCAACATTACCTTGTCCTGTAATGCTTCATCAAGATCGGCAAGCAACATCGGCAACTGTTTGACTGCAATCTCATTGACTGCTTGATGTCTCTTGTCTAGTTCTTCTTCAGTCATCGGCAAGAACTCATTGTTTGTCTGCGTCATAATCTCGTCACTACGTTCCTTATTCATAATCCTTCACTCCATGTGTGTCACAGTCCTTGAGAATACAGATAAGCATCTTACGAATGTCATCAATGCTATCGCCATCTACAGTGACAGGGTTCTCAGTCCACGCTGGACCTTCCTCCAGATCATAATACTCATGCACTGCATAGAACTCACAGCCATGTTCTGTCTTATGCTTCATCAGTTGATAATGCCAGTGTGACATCAGAACGTATCCCCTATATCCTCAGCCGTGTATGGCCCATCAATAAGCTCCTGTGCAACCAGCTTACCATGATTGATCACCACCTGTAGTGCATCCTGTATATCCAAACCATAAGCAGCGCAAGTCAGGATAAACTCTAAGCCTAACTCAGTGACCTTCTTAGTGGACGCATCATCCATGTCGAAGGTGTAGGTGGCTGATCCGTCCGGATGTTCTACTGTGTCAGTGATTACGATAGTGCTAAGTTCGTCAGTCATCCTTCTGTCCTTTCAGTTCTATGAGAAAGTCCCACACGGCGCTGTCAATGTCTGGCACGTGTGCCGAATACCCAATAAACGGCGCTGCTTCTTCAAGTAGCTCCACCGCCTTCGCCAGCTTGGCTTCCAATACTGCTACGCAGTTAGATAGTTCCTCGATGCGGTCGGCGGCTGCACGCAGTAGCTCTGTCCAGTCCTTTGCCTGATCTGCCCTAGTTAAAAACATCGACATGGGCCGAGGGTTTTGCAACTGCTTCACCAGATCGTCATCAATGTTGCGCAGCATCTTGTCATACTGCGTGGTGACCCTCCCTGCGGCGTCACGGGTTTGCTTGTAGTCACTCATCGCCCTGTCCTGTCAGTTCTGCGGCCTCTAGGTCGGAAAGCAGCACTGGCATCCCTTCCGCATTGGCAAAGTCAATCCAACCGCGCAACGCCACCACCGCCTTCGCCAATAGTGCTTCGCACTTAGATAGCTTCTCCTCAGTCAGACAAAGATGCTCCTCCAACATGGTGATCCGATCATTAAGCGTCGCCTCGCGCGTTTCGCTTTCTGCCAGCCAGCATTCCAATTGCTTCACCAGATCGTCACTCATCTTTGCCTCCTGTCAGTTCTGCGAGGGTGGAGGAAAGAGACTTGGCAAACCGCTGTATTGCTTTCTTGTGTTCCGCATCTGTAATCAGCCCGCGTATTTTAAGGCGCGACAGGTCACTGTGATCTCGCTGGAAATGCTCAGCGTCTTGCAATTTTAGCTGCGGAAACTGCTCTGCGATTGTGGGTGCCGCCCACCCCAACTCAACTTTCATCTCTCTGTCCTTTCAGTTCTG